CACCCTGCGGTTGCTTACTACTTATACCAGGTAGGTCTACTAACATTCTCAACATCTGCTTTATCAACTGGTGGAGCCGTAACTTGGGGTGGTGGTGGAGTTGGTGTAACTGATAGATCAATCGGTCAGTTCGCTGGTTGCACAGTCGTAATCGACTCTCAGGTAAACACAAACGATCCAACAACTACTGGTAATCGTCAGGAGTTCCGTTGCTACTTAATGAAGTCAGGAACAATTCTTGAGGGAGTTCAGTCTGAGCTAGGTATTGAAGCAGAAAGAAACATCTTATCTAAGCAAGATGTTATGTCTGTTGA